TCCTCGGCGGCAGCGGCGCGCCATGCTTCTGCGCTTTGGCCGCCTCGCGCGCTTCCCTGCGCCTGTCCGCTCTGTTTCCCATGTGCTTACCCCTTTTTTATGGTCTGTTGTACTCCGCGAACGTTTTCACCGTCTTGAAGATAGCTTTGTGGTTTACCCAGCGGGCCAGCCGTTTCAGCTCGTGCGCCGGTTCTTGGTTTGTCGTGAAGTCTCGGTACGGTTGAGCGAAAACTTCTGCTCCGGCGTCACGCAGCGCGATTGCGCGTTTCTCTGCGCTTTCTATGTCCTGAACAAGCAGATACACAAACACCTTGTACGGGTGTACGCCATGGCGCTGTAACCGCTGGATCGCGCCGATCACCACGTCGAGCATTGCATCCGTGTCGCAGCTCATGCGAATGAACCTAATCCACCTCAGTTTGGACAATATGTCGGCGACATCGTCTGTGATCAAGCGAGCGTCGAGCCCTTGATTGAAGTCAATGCGCACGTCTTTGCCTATCATGTCCCGCATTTGTTCTATTCCGTGCGGACATGCCAGCACGTTGTTGTCCATGAATACAATCTTCTTGCTGTCCGGTCTTTTGATCTCCCGCCATGTGCGGTACGCGCGTATTGCGCCTTCTTTTTTTGGCACTACGCACCACGGGCAGCGCCTTATGCACCCTCTGGTGAGAAATCCGATTGCGTAGTCACATGTTGGGTAGATGGTGTAGTCAGGGAATATGCCGTCGATTTCCGGCGGGAGCTCGTCGTATATTCCGTACCCGGTGCCCCCTTTGACTGTGTTTGGCGGCAGATAAAGGCATTCCGGCGTAAAGGTAAACACCTTGCTGCTGTACACCAAATCATACTGGAGCATGGGGTTCCACCATTCCACAGTGTTACCTTGCGTTTTGTGCCATGCGGATATTTTCATCAGGGCATAGTTCGGGAAATCCGTCTGTCCGTCTCCGTCGTGCAGTCCTATGCGCATAGCCATTGTCCTTTTGCAAACCATCCCGGTGTGCCCACTGCCGCCCCGGCGTCACTTGGCTCTCCCTCTGGGAGAGCTGGCGCGAAGCGCCTGAGATGGCTCAGAACGGCAGATCGTCTGTCTCCACCATGGTCTGTACCGGCGGCGGGGGCGGCGGAGCGACGGCCCCGGCGGGCTCGGCGGCGTCGCTCTCCTGCGGCTGCGCGGAGCCGAGGTATTCCACCTCGCGCACGTTGAACAGCTCCAGCGAGGCGCGGAGGGTGCCGTCGTTCGCGCTGTAGGCCCTCGCGTCGATGCTCCCGGTCACGGCGACCTGGCTGCCCTTGCGGAGGTATTTCTGGTCGTTCTCCGCCCTGCGCCCCCAGGTGGACACCCGGAAGAAGATGGCGGCCTTCTGACCGTTGCGGAAGTTATCCGTCGCCACGGTGTAGCTGCAGACGGTGTTCTGGCCGGTCTGTGTGTTGACGACCCGGCTTTCCGGGTCTCTGGTCAGTCTGCCGATGATTGTCAGGCTGTTCATGCGTTATCCTCCCGTCCCCGGCGTCGCCGGGTCTGTCTCAAGGGATTCCAGGAGCCATTCCGGTTTCTTCTCCGCGTCCGGTTCAGTGTACTCCCGTTGTGTGTAAAGATGCTGCTGCGTCTGCTTGCATTGCGTTTTTCCGGTTGTCGCGGCAGGCCCTCTGTCCTGTTTTCTTGACAGCCAGTTGTTGATATAGGCTCCGATGTCTTCTCGCGTCTTCTTGCGCTTTGGATTGTTGGCAGACCAGGCGCGCATCGCCCTGAGCTCCTGCCGCACATTTACCGCCGGATACAGCCTCTCGAACTCCTCCACCGTCTGCTCCGCCACGTCGTACTCCGTCCCGTCGCTCAGCGGAATGCTGACAAACGACGATCCGGTCGGCGGCGGCGGCGGCTCCGCGCCATTCGGATTCGCTGTCGGATTCGGATTCGGATTCGGATTCGGATTCGGATTCGGATTACGGGGACATTTGCAATCATCTGCAATCATATGATTGCATGTGCTGTCATCTGTTTGCGCCTGCTGGACTTTGCTTTCATCTGCCGGAACCTGACCGCATATAGCCATGGCCTGGTCGCTCTCGTCGATTCCCGGGTACTTGGGGCGCTTGGCCCGAATATGCTGATGCCTGTCCCACGTTTTCATCCTCAGGAAGGGCTTATTGTTCACCGTGTATATATCCACCAGTTCCGCGGATTCCAACGCCCGGAGGGCATCCTTGATTTGCGTCACCCGCGTGCTCCCGTTTTCCACCCGCAGGGGGTAGAGCATGGCCAGCAGCACGGACGGCCTCGCGTCCATTCTCCCGTAGTCGTCACAATTCACGATCAGCCGATAGAAGAAATTCTCCTGAAAGGGCGTCAGCCTGTCCAGGTTCTCTGAAAAGCAGATGGAAGCCTTCAAAATCCGGTTTGGCATTTTGCTACCCCTTTTTGTCGCTTTTTTCGGATCAGAAGAGCTTTCCGTGCCGGTACGGGCGGCTCCTGTTGTATGCGTTCTTCATCTGCAGCAGCGCGACCGGGTCGAGCCTGCGCCGCTTCACCCACACCATGGCCAGCACTGCCGCGTGCAGCAGCTTGTTGCAGACCTGCGCCCCGTCCCATTCGCCCTGCCAGTCCTCCGGCATGGCGTCCGAGGTGAGCTTGTGCAGCAGGGCGACCATGCCCGGCACGTCCTCCGGGAGGCCGTCTCCCCAGTCCTCCTCGATGAAGGCCATTACGTGCTCGATGCTCTCGTCGCTGCCGTCCTCGCGCATGACGCTCCCGCCCAGCTCCGCGAAGTAGTCCAGGATGCGGATCACCCCGTCGATCATCTCCACGGCGATGCCCTCCGGCTTCAGGCGCTCCAGCGCGGTGCCGTCCTCCCGCAGGAATTTGCCATCCCTGCTCATGGGGATCATGACCTCGTCGCCCCAGATGTCCATCACGTAGACCATGGGCCGCCCGGCGCGCGCCTCCTCCAGCGCCTCGCTCCACTCGCTGTGGATCAGCGCGATGATCTCCATCGGGCTCCGGTCTGTGTCCCACCATCCGTGGCGCAGCGCGTTCTCGTGTACCTCCGCCGCCAGATCATGTATCAGCATGACATTCCTCCTTCTGCGCGTCCTGCCGCGCTTTTGCCTCCCGGACGATCTCCCGCACCGTCACGACGCTGTTCCACGTCTCCACTGTCCCCAGCGCGACCTCGTAGTCGTAGGCCGGGGCCTCCCGCAGGCTGTCCACGCCGTACCGCGCCAGCGCCGCGCGGCGGATGTGCCCCGCCAGCTTGTTCACGGCCTTCCGGTCGCCGCCGCAGCCCTTGTTCTCCAGCAGCTCCCGCGCCCTCAGGCGGATCGCGTCGTTGATGTGCTTCTCCTGTGTCCTGCTCATGGGGGTTTTCAGCCGCACCTGCTTTTCCAGGTCGGAGATGCGTGAGCTCATCATCTGCTGACTTGCCGCGATTCTCTCCATGGCCTCCGTGTTTCTCTGGATGAGCGTGCCGAAGCTCTCCAGCACCGGCCCCATCATCTGCCGCACCACCGCGGAGATCATCTCCAGCTGCGGGGCGGGGGAGGAAGCGTCCTCCGCAATTCGGATCTCCTCAGACAACGCTCGCGCCTCCCTCCACGTAGTGCGTCTCAAGCGCCTGCCGCGCCCCGCGCGCCCAGCCGTCCACGGTGTTCAGCAGCGCCAGCCATTCCGCCTTCTCGCTCTGTCCCATCCCGCCGAAGGCGGTCTGCATGTGCGGCATCACGGACGCCACGCCGATGAACTCGCGCACCGCCCTGCCGAAGGTGTCCAGCGTCAGCCCGTCCGGCTCCGCCCGCGCCGCGTCCCCGCGCGCCTGCGCGCTCCGGAGGCTCTGCAGCTCGCGCCGCGCCGCCTCCTTCTCCGCCTCGCTCTCGTTCAGGTCGTTCAGCGCGTCCCGCAGGTCGGCGTCGTACTTTTTGAGCTGGTCTGTCAGCTCCGATACCCGCGAGCGGTACTCCTCCGCGCGCTCCTGTACGGCCTGCAGCTCCCGCTGCAGCGTCGGCGTCTCCGGCTCCGTCCTGACCGCCTGGATCGCCGCCTCCGCCCGGGCCTCCGCCTGCCGGATCGCCGTCTGGGCTTCCGCCTGCGCCTCCCTGCGGGCCTCCTCCCGGATCTCCCGGATTTTCGCGTCCATCTCCCGGACGCTCATCTTCTCCACTTCGCCCTCCCGGAAAAGCGTCTCCCGCTCCTCCTCTGTCGTGGAGAGCAGCTTGATGAGCTGGCTCTGTCCGAGCTGCTCGTATTTCGGGTCTTTCCCGAATTTCGCCCACGCCTGCATGTACTGCTGCGCCGTCCTTGCGGAGAGCGGC